AAAATACAAATTATGATAAAGAGATTTTAGATAAAGTATTTTATCCAGACGTAAAAGCATCAGGAGTGCAAATTTTAAATTCATTAGAACTACTTGATTTAGATGATAAAGATAAGGATCTTAAATTACCGAGTAATTATTAATATCTAAATTATATTATATACACATGAAAGGAGGTTCTCTAAAAGTAAAAGAATTAAAAGCATTTCTTGATGCAAGTTATCAAGAAGACTCACCAAAAGAAATAATGGGTTATACATTAGATGAAAAATTATCTGGTTTATATGGAAAAGTTTATGTAAATCAAGGAATTAAAAAAGTAGTACTATTACATAGAGGAACTGTTGAAAATATTGATTGGGCTAATAATGCAACCTATGCAGTAAATTCAACTGCTTATAAATTAACACCAAGATATAAACAAGCCAAAAAAATGGTTGATAATGCGTTGAAAAAATATAAAGGATACACTTTTGAAAGTGCGGGACATTCCCAAGGTGGATTGCTTACTCATTTATTAGGAACAAAAGCAAAGAATTCAATTGGTTTAAATCCAGCATATAAAAATGAATCACTAGGAAATAATGAAACTATTATTAGAAGTTCAGGAGACGTTGTTTCTGCATTATCAGTTCCAAAGAAATTTGCTAATAGTTTATTATATCCAGGTTGGACTAAAAAACATATGATTACAATACCAGCAAAAACCAGTAATCCAATTGAAGAACATAAAATTGATATATTAGATAGATTAGATCCTGAAATGAAAATAGGAAAAGGTAAAAAAATAATGGGTGGTTGTGCTTGTAAATTAAATGATCCATCAAAAATTGATTTATTATTAGGAAAAGGTAAAAATAAAAATAATAAAGTATTATGGAATAGTATTCAAATTCAAGTTCCAGACCAAATGTTTAATATTACAAAAACAGGGAAACTTTCAATCAGGAATACATTGACATCTACTAAAAACCCAAGCAAAAGTGAAAAGTTTTCATCAGTTCAATTAATTCCAGCAAATATTGATAAACCTAAAATTATAAATAAGGGTAAAAAATATAACTATGAAGAATTACAGGAACGATTAATAAAAGCAAAACAATTAAGTTTAAAATATAAAAACAGTGATATATTTAAAAAACCAGCAAATAAAGAAGATATGTCAATAAAATTAAAAGGATATGTTATTAATTTACAGAAAACCGTTAGTGACAAAAAACAAAAAGCCATTCAGAACGAGTTTAAAAAATTAGTTAATGATATTGAAAAGAAAATTAATGAAATTGAAACTAAAAAACTAAGTGGTGAAGAAGTTGCTAAAAAATTAGATATTATAGAAAAGTGGGGAGAAAAAACTAATGAGTATGATTATTTATTTGATTAAAAAATCTGGATTATTCCCCTTGTGTGATTTATGATTTTTTCATAAATTTATAAATTTATGATAATTAGAATAATAAAACCGCATAAATCCAGATTATTTATATTATAATTTAATAATCATAATATAAAATCATTTATTTCTTATAACTTGCACCTGCTACTTTGAGTGCTTTATTATATGGAATACCTTGTTCTGCTGCTACTTTTTTAACATGTGCAATCCATGGAGAAGTCTTTTTAGCACTTCCAATTTTTGTTGCTTTTTCAGCAAGGTCTAATCCTTTAGATGCAGTATCAACTGCAAACCCAGTCCATCGCTTCGCCTTCTTCAATCTATTAACCTTACCACCAGATACAGCATAACCAGTTCCACCAATTTTCATTCCTTTTTCAACTAAATCTAAGCCTTTATCTGCAGTATCAACTGCAAACCCAGTCCATCGCTTCGCCTTCTTCAATCTATTAACCTTACCACCTTCTTTTTCTTTTGATATAACCCCATGTTGTTCAAGTAAATCAAGATGTTTTTTAAGTGGTTTAGTTTTCTTCTTACCATCAACATATTTTTGAAGACTTTCTTTTGCTTTATCTAAATCAGATTTACCAGCGGCTAACATAATAGGTGCAACTACTTTTGCAACTTCAGCAGCAGGTTTTACAACACCCATAAATCCATCACCAAATCCTTTAGCAAATCCTTTTGCAAAATTAGATGCTTTGTTTCCACCATCTAAAGATACTAATTTTGCAGGTGCATTAAATGATGGTGCATAGGTTGAAGAATCAGTGCCAACCATAACGTGTTTTCTTGGTCTAGTTCCACCACGTAATAGTTCGTTGTTAGAACTAATATTTTCAACTTCTAAGCGTTTAGCCATTTCACGATCATATCCTTTGAGTCTATCAGAAACCATTTTATTATACATTTCTAAATTCATATTATATAATTTAACTTAGAAATTATATTATATTAAAATTCTTATATTATTATTATTTATTTAAGAATAGAAACTTCCGCCAGAATAGTTATAGGACGAAGGATTGCCCGCACCGCTTATTTTATTTTGTAGCATATCAGCACCTTTGCTTACAGCCTTAGAAGCCATCGATTTTGCTTTATCTTTCCCTTTTTTTCTAAGTACTTGACCTAATTGAGATAAACCCTTTGACACGATACCACCAGACATAGCCATAGCCTCATCAGCATCAACATCAGCAGATGCAGAACCCTTATCTTTCGTCTCTAACACGCTCATTTTCGTGAGTAATCCAGATGTGCTTACAGTTGAACCTTGTTGAGTCACAAGGACACCACCGTATGATGCAATAATATTAAGTTGAGGTACAATATTTGCAATAGTGGCTGCAGTAGATCGTTCAATGTTTCTGTAAATCACAGTCACTTGTAAATTGAAAGCACCAATTGAACCAGAAGATAAATATGAATCTAATTGAAGGTCACGAACTGGATCAATAATAACACAAGGTCCAAGAGATGTGTTGAGATTACCATGTACTTCACGATTAGTACCACGGTATTCACTGAACGATTGAAGAGAACCATTACGGCGGGACATTTCAAATAAATCTTCTTCTTTAAGTTCAGCAAGTAAATTAGAACGGTTATTTAGAGTGATTTGAACTTTAGAAATAGGGAAAGTGAGAGCATTAGAATATTGGTAAATTCTTGAACTTGGCGTTGGTTCTATGCAAATCATTAACTTATCAGGAATTTGGCGAAGTTGAATATTATTACTGGTTGCAGTTGCAGGGAATGCGGTATTTGCTACAGTAGCAGTTCCAACTGTTTTATAACTTACAAATTCATTATATGGGGTTACACATTTTACATTCATTTTAGAGTATTCACTTGCAGGGAGAGAGTAGTATTTCATAACAACTGCGGAATCATTAGAACATAGATTACCATTGGTTTCAGGAACACCAGGCAGCCAGTTAGCACCGCCAAATAAAGCCGATGAAGATGTAAATATACGTTTGCAATCATTTAAATTAATATTAAATTCCATGTTATTTACACCAACAAATGAACCATCTTCTGAAAGAGATAGACCAGGCATCCCTAAGATAGATTCACGGACATACATTTTCACATAAATATACGATGTAGCACCGGCAACAGAAGCAGGGATAATGGCAGCTCCAGATGTTCCTTGATTTAATGGGGTGGTGACTCCATTTACTACTTTATAGACTTCCATACGACAAGCAGAACGAGGTACAACGCCATATTTGTTACCTTCTTTAACACCAGCGTAAGAACTAGATGAGGTTGCTTGCTGATTAGTGAGTTCTTGAGTTGCACCATAGTATAGGTCAGGTAGATAAGCGGTCATAGCCTGTTCTTTTGCTAAAAATCCAGGGTTAAGTAGTTTTTTAATTCGTTCTTGAACGTCTTGAGAACTAACAGATACACTGCAATTATTAATAGTCATAGAGGCACTATTAATGCAAGTGTTAAGCGGAAATGCAGATGGTGCGAATGCAAGATTGACACCAGCGGCTATGTCAGCGGTGACTTCAAAATACATATTAAGCACAGCATCAATTTGAATTTTTTGAGAAACTAAAGTATTTTCACTTGGAACATTTACATTAAACATGATACTGCTTGAACTGTTAGAGGTTTGTTGGTAATATTGGGTAATGGTTGATTGAGGACCATTTTTCACAGCCATTTCAATTTCATCTTCGACTTTAAGACGTTCATCATTAACAAGATAAGTTTTAACTTCGTTAGACATTATATTATATAATTAAACTTAGATATTTATTTTTAAACTATTCTTAATTATTTAATTTTATAGCCCCTCGGGCGTATAAGGTTTTTTATAAAAAACCTAGACTTTTAATTTTCTAAATACAAATTTTAAACTAAAACTCCCACCAGAGTTTAATGTTAATGGAACTAATGCGTTGTCTAATTTATTTCTAAAAAATACTTCTATGTTAATTCTTTTTAATTCTGTACGCTGATTCATATTTATCCATCGTTTTTCAGTTGGATTATAAATTATACCATTAACATAAGACCCACTTTTGAAATCTGTAATTGTCATTTCAACACTATTTAAACTGCCTTTAGTTGTTTCAGTTCCATTAATATAACTATGAGTAGCACTTCTCATACTTGATTTAATTGGTATTGTTGAACTTGTAATTACGATGCTATCTACTGGTGTCCATGTATCTAATGTTGAATAATCTTGATATACTGTAATATATTCAACATTTTGATTAGCACTTACTGTTCCATCTTCAAGTGGTGGATTATCTACACTCTCACTATTTTGTAAACCAAAGTTAGACATATTAATTGTAAATAATTGCTGAGTAATTACTGAACCATCTAATTGATATTGTGCTTGTTGGGTTGTAAATGGTAAAGAATTAAATAATCTGTATATTGGTTTATTAAGTGCAATTCTTAAATAATCATCTGCTTCATTTGAATAATAATCTTTAGGTGCAGATAAACTAATAATTCCTGAGACTTTGTCAAAAATAAAGAACGGAACATAATCATGATTAATAAACGCTGATGATACACCGTTAGCAGTTAAAACGGCGATTAAATCTAATTGTGCTAGTCTCAACGCCCTATTTACTAATACAATAAACCATTCATAATTATAAATATTATAGAACCCAGTTGTGTAATTTGGATATCCTGATTCTAATAATGATGGTTGAGGTTTTGTTTTGTCTTGTGGGTCGAAAATTACATTTTGAGTTCCTAAATATCGAATTCCTGAAACTGGTTCTAAATATTCGATGCATACTTTATAAATTGTTGTTAAATTCGTGTTAGGTCTAATAGATGGTATAAACATGGGGATAGTTTTAGTATCTAATTTAAAATTTTCAATTGCTAAATCATAATCTTGAGTATTAGTTAAAATAGCAGAATCTCTTACTTCGTTGAATTTTAACGGTGGTTCATGTAGTTGAAAATCACTTGTTTCTACATCTGTGTTGTTAATTAATAGTGAATAATATTCATATTCGAAACTCATTTTATTATATAATATAAATTAGATATTATTTATTTGTTAAAATATTATGTCCCAAAAATGACGGTTTATCCCAAATTTGGGCTGATCTGAATAAACTATTTCTAATTCATATCATGGAAATACTTTCTTAGATTTG